GCGACATTGTTTGAGTTTGTACCAGCATCCAAAACATCAATGATGAGTTGGTCTGTTTTTCTTCCTAATGCAGCAGCAGCATTTGATGACAGAACTTGTCGTTCGTCAATGTTAGTCTTTAATTCATCCAATCTATCTACATAGTCTGCAGCATAGAAGTCTGATAAAGTAACATCAACAGTAGAGTGAGAAATATCCATTGTAGGAATTTGAGAGTGTCTTGCCTTATTAACAGCAGTACCCTTGCCTACTTTTTGGAATCTCGCTTGACTACCTTGTACATTATTAACTTGCCTTATTGTGTTTTTCAGCTTTGATCCCATTCTTTGATAAGCCATGTGGACTTCAGCTTCAAACTGCTTAATAAAGGCTGTTGATATAGATGTACTCATGTTGCCTCCTTATTAGTCGTTTGTTGTTAATTAAGCAATTATCTCTTTTGAGGTAAGCTGGTTGTCCAAGATGGGCCAACATCATTCAAAATAGGTTGCGTTCTATTTTGAATACAATTTTGTATTCGTTTATAGAAGTAATACATTTTTACATTATTTACAAGCATAGGTTTAGAAAATTTATACCCTTGCCACTTTAACCACTTGATAGATTTAGTATGCTCTGCAGTTATATAATTAGACAAATAATCATAGTTTTTCTCTAAATATTCTGTCCAATACTTATTTCTTTTAAGAAAATATAAGTAATTCTTATCTAATATTTCTGAAGATAATAACCATATTGTACCTACTTTATCGTTTTGTCTTGACGAAACTGTACCAAATATAGCAGCTACTTCCTTGTTTTTATCAAAGATTGTATAAGTATGAACCTTTCTTTTGGTATATCTAAATGGCTGCAACAATGCTTGTAATGGATCAAGCCCCCATATAGCTAGTTCATACTTATCAACTTGTTTAAGATTCTTTGCTAATTCAAAACAATCTTCAGGAGTAGTCTTTTCAACATATAACATTAACCTCTATAGAGTCTGTTAAATGCATCATCTACTTTCTTCACATATGCTTGATCTCTTTCTTTAGGATCAAAGTATCTTTTGTCTTTCATCATACTTCTTACATCATCTAAAGTTAAAGGTCTTTCAGGTTGTGCTACTTGGTTTGAACGAGTAATAGATTGTTTTTGTGAATCCATAACTCTTTCAAGTGCTTCTATACCATCAGCATTCATACCTAATGTTTGTGAAACTACTTCGTATTGTTCAGGGGAAAAGAATGTAGATGCCCAACTATTTACTGCATCTAATCTTGCATCTGCATTTTCTCCTAGCTTTTGTTTTTCTGCTTCAGGATCAACTTGATTACCAATATAGGAATCAACATATTTATTAATACCCTCTTGATATACTTCTTGATCATATGCATTTTCATAACAAAAATTTTTCCACCAATCTGTCATAGGATTAGCATTTACTAGTTCTTCAGTAATACCCTCTGGTAATTTAGGTAATTCATAACCCTCTACCTTTTCAGGTCTTTCTGCTATAGCTTCTTGTTGAAGTTCATCTACGATTTGATCTCGCAGTTCTTCTTTCTTACCACCTACATACTTTTCAAGATTGGTATATGACTTACCAAATTCTTCCATATTAACTTCGCCTTTAGCAGCATCCCAAAATTTTTCAGGTATGTGTTCAGGTCTTGGTGCAGGTTCTGTTGTTGTAGGTTGTGATGTTTCATGTGAAACATTTTCCTGCGTTTGTTCTTGTGTTTGAGTAGGTTGTTCTTGTTGCTGCTCAACTGGTTGTGTTTGTTCTTCACTCATCTTTTTTCTCCTTTATCATATTAATACTGATACCTTTATTAACCCTACGCTGAATAAGACCTACGATATATCTTTGCCCCTCTAAATGACGCAAAGCATTATCTGATATCTCTGAACCAGCGACTGTATCTATGGTTATAGATTTCAAGTATTGGAGAACTTGCTTACCAGATGTAGAACCAAATACAGATGTAAATACCATATTTAGTTTTGCTTCTTCTTCTGAACCTCTTTTAAAGTTATCCAATCCAATTAGGGCTTTATTTTGTTCAGTTTTTTCTACCATTGTTATATCCTTATCATTTTTTTAATTACACTTCTAGGGTAAATGTTTCTATCCCCAAAGCCTATTTCCCCATTTTCACATTGATAGCTGCCAAAAGAATATAGATATTTAGGGGTTTTTTTAAATATATATGCTTCTGTATGTATTAATGCACAATGCATATTAGTGAACTCATTGTAGTCTGTTATTGTTGAATCGCCTACGATATCTTCCCATACGATTAAATATTTATAATACTTCTTATCTCCTATAAGAATTGGCTTACTCGGTTTCTTTGTACTCATCTATCAATATCTTTTTCAAAAACCATATCGCTTTTTTGATATCAGTAGAACCACCTTTATCTCTATGACGAATGATATATTTTATAGATGTAGCATCTGCATAAGGTAAGTCTTTTACCCAATCATATGTTTGTAATTTTTTACCACAGCTACATTGACCTTTCTGATAATATGCTGGATTTATTTTTTCTTTTTCTTCCATAGTATTTCCTCCTTTGCTTCTTCCATATCAAACACAGGTTTGCAAAATCTTAATGGATCAGTTTGTGTTGGATCAACTATAAATACCATACTTCTAAAAATAGTGTGATCTCTAAATCCTTTTTGTTCAGCAAAGTCATCTATTTCTTTATAACCTGATACTCGTACTGCGTGTGCTATTCTTCCTGTTTCATGTCGCTTTATCATTTGATATGCAGAGTTATGTCTATGTCCTGCTACATAAACATCATCATCTCCAAACCTTGCTGCCTTACTCATAGCATGTGCTTCATTCCATTGTGAGTGTCCTGTATAATCATGTCTGCAATTTACTTTGAAGTTTATATTATTTGGCATTTGTATTTTTAATCTAACACCATGATTCTTATAAACACCTGCTTCTTGTCTAAACATAAACTGATTTACATCTCCACCATCTGTATTCCATATGTCATGATTACCACCAATGATAGCTAACCAATGAACACCACATCCTTTAAAAAACCATTCTATTAATTTGATTGCTTGTTTTCTTGTAGTTTCTTGATCTGCATATTTTTTCATTAATCTACCTACCCAGTTATTTGTAATATCTCCTACACAAATACCCATCATGTTTGCATCTCTCATCATTTTTAAATCATGAAGTAATGCTTCCCAATTACATCCCATGTCATCTATATGAGGATCGCCAACAAAAGCTATTCCAAATGGCCCATCTGCTTTACATTGAACAGGAATAATAGAACTTGCATCATGATGTATTTTTTTTCTACGCCATGTATCTAATGCTCTTTGGATTAATTCTTCTGCACTTGGTTCATCATCAGGTAATGAATCAATATGAAATGGAGGAGGGTGTGCTACTTCTTCTTCAGGTTTTTCTTCTTTGTGATATAAATAATATAATCTTTGATATGATTGCCCATATTCTTCAGACGCTTTACCATAACCAAACTTTTCTATGTATGCTCTTATCTCTGGAGTAAGAACAAAATTAGGATCATATTTTACTTTGCGTGGCATTATACATACTCATTATTGAATCTCCTCTGGTTGTTCTTGCTCCATTCCCCCCTGTTGCTGCCCCATCATTTGTTGCATTTGTTGTGCAGCTTGTTGCATTTCTTCTGATGATCTAATTAATTCTTCAGGTATTCCTAATTTTTTAGCAACAAACTTTGCTACTTCATCTTGTTTAACTAATACATTTAATAATTGTGGCCCAACTCTTTGCTGCACCATTCCTAAAAATCTATCTATTGTAGCAACATCTTGTTGTTGTTGTGCTTGTGCTAAAGGAGAAGATGATCTTATTTTTATTTCTCTGCCATTAACTACTGGTATTTTTATTCTACCTTGTTTTTTAAGAATATATATTACTCTTTGTAAAACAGGATTAACTAACTCTGCTTGTAATCTACCAAATGCTGCACCTATTTGTCTTGATAAGTCTGCCATTCTTTCTGCAACTTCTGTAGCAGTCATAGGAGTTTTCTCATTTGGTGTACCTAACATATCATTGTATAATGCTTTCTTAATGTTAGTTCTCATTTCTCTTAATACTAAATCAGATACATTAAAATTACCTGCTGGAGATATTGGAGTAAGTCCTTGTGAACCTGCAGCTTTAGGAATAATTGTGCCAGGGATTAGTGATATATTATCTACATTAACAACACCATCATCTTCTACTTGATACATTCCTGATATTGCCATTTGTGCATTTTCTAAAATTAATTCTATAACTAGATTAGAAGTTTTGATTGCTGGTAAAGCTAATTGAAGTGGGCCTCTACCATATACTTCTCCTGCACATTTACTCCATCTGTAAATTATATATGGATTAGAACCTAAACCTTTAAATGTAGTTTCTACAATTTTATGTTCATACATTTCTGATATTGCACAGAATTTATATTCTTCTTCTTTTGTATTTGAATAATCTCTATAAACTATTTCTACAACATCACATTCTTTGTCAGGCATCTTTTCCATATCCATCTGCATCTTTTCACTTAATGTACCTGCTGGATATGCAATAAGAATATCTTTAAATTTTATTTTTCTATTTCTAAATATGTAATCAATCTTGTCATCATGACCTGCATCTAAATATATTTGTGGTAAAGGGATTGCTCTAAATCTAACTGGTTGTACTGCATCTCCCTCCTCTACTAAAAGTACACCTGTACCTACTGCACAATCTAAAAATGTTTCATGTACTTCTTGTGAGAAGTTTGAGTTTTGTAATATTTCAAAAACATATTCTGTTACTTCATCTAATAACAGATTAACTTGTTTCTCATCTTCTTTTGGAATTTCAGAACCTGCAACAAAGTCTGCCCATCTTGCATAGTTAGGAACAATACCTGCTTGTAATCTTGATGCAAACTCTTGTACTCCCACCACAGCAGTTTCATCAAATATACGATCAGTTCTTCTTCTACCAATTGATTCAGTATAGAAAGATTCTCTTTGAGGTAATGCAAATTCATAACACTCCTCAAATGTAGAAGTCCATAAATCTTTTATGGCTTTGGCATGATTATATCTACCAATTAATCTTCTTACACCATTTGTATTAGTAACAACTGGTACTTCTGGTTTTACATCTACTACCATTGATTATGCTCCTAAAGTCGGTTTGCTCATCAAAGTAGCAGCTATTTCAAAACCTTGTCCACCTCTACGACCTTGTAGAAGTGATCTTCTTCCAACTCTACCTGAATATGCTGCAACTCTTTCTTCAAATGCTTTTTGCTTATTAGCTGCTCTTTCAGCATCTTGTTGCTTACGCATTCTCAATCTTTGTTGTCTAACACTTTCTTCCTCTACTGGAGGTGGTGGTGGAGGAGGAGCTTTTGGTCTAAATGGCCCTGCACACATAGTTATCTTCTCCTTTCATATACACTTTTTGGTTTAACATCAAAAACATTAAAATTCCTTTTCGCAACTATAGGTTTATTCGTTTTCTTTCCAATAGTCAATGATCTTCCCTCTCCTGCTCCAAGAAGTAAATATTGCAAAGCATCATGAACATGAGAAAATCTGTTCTTATTTGGCTTTTCATCATACCTTTCTCCTGATACTTGGAGTCGTCTATAGTGATATCCACCATTAAATCCTCTAACTAAATTAGTACATTTAGGATCAATTAGTATTCCTGTTTCGCCATCTACCATTCTAGTTAGTGTAGCATTTACAGATTCTAGTCTTAATGCAACATCATTTGATGGTGCTGGTCTTGCATGTATTCCTTTACCTCGTAGTATTTGAAATGGTGTAGATTCATCAGTTTGTACTCTATGATCTCCTGCAGGATCGCCAAATATATAAAATTGTCTTGGAAGATAAGATGACATTATCTGTTTCATAAGTTCAGAAAATTTTACTATACCCATATCTTCTGCAACTAATTCATCTATAACTACCCATCTTTGTCTAATTCTTTGTGCAAATACACAAGCTGGTGTTAATCCAAAGTCTATACCTACAAATATAGGAATACCCTCTGCTATTGCTAAATCTCCTTTTGCTACATGAATATCACTTCTAAATGATTCATATACAGGTTTGCCATCTTCTATCTGTCCTAATTTATTTAATACATAAACATCAATCCAAGATTTAGTTTTACCTCGTATAATATTTTTATAATAGTTTGGTGTAAGGTTATTTATATTCTCTGCTTCTTTGTTTTCTTCATAACCATCAATTTCTTTTTCTTTGTTTCTTAATTCTTTCATAGCAGGTGGTTGATTAAAGAACCTCCAGTTATCAGGTTTGATTAACATCTTTGCTTCTTGTTTAGTTATGTAATCAGGTATAACAGCTTCTCCTGACATAATGCTCCACCAATGATCTGTATCTGGTGGGTTAGTATCACAGATAACACCATACCAACTTGGGCCACCATCTCTCATAGATGGATATCTACCTACCCTCATTGAACATGCATCTACAATACTTTTAGGAATCTCTCTTGCTTCATTAATCCATACACCAGTAAGTTCTAATGATAATAATTTTTTTACATCTTCAGGTCTATCAAGTGCTAAAAAAATAACTTCTAGTTCTATATCGCCTTTTTTTATTTTATGAGTATATGGAACACTCCATGCAAAGTTTCCCCATTCTGTTTCAGGAAACCAATCAAGCCATGTTTTAATTGTTGTTGTTCTTAATTGTGGGTTTGTATTTCTTATGACTGCCCATCTACTTCTACGAATACCATCCTCTGCTGGTTTTTGTTCTAATGCTCGTCTAATAATTTCTATGCAACAAGCAACTGATTTGCCTGAACCAACTGGCCCACGCAATCCTCTAAAGAAGTTATTATCTTTTAAAAAATTTTTAAGACTTGTTCCTGATGGTTTATAATTTAGTGATCCCATAATCTACAGCTAGTTTGATTAGTTTCTCTCTTGTTTCAGGAGTAATAGTTTCTATTATCTTATCAGCTTCTCTATCTGTACATTGTTCTTTAGGATAATGTTTCATATGTTGCGTCTTAACTACTGCTCTTAATTGTACTAAATCTTTTATCGGTATTTGTGTAAGTAATGTCAAGTTCTATACCTTTTAGTTTTTCTAGCTATAGACTTTGGCTGCTTACTAAATTGTTTTCCTGCTGCTTTATCTCGTCTTTTCTTTGCAGTAGTACGAGCATATTCTCTTGCAGATAATGACTTAATAGCTTTTTCAGGTAGATATCTTTCTCCTGTCTTTGATGATTTCTTTCCTGACTTTGTACGCCATTTTTGTTTTGACCATTTAGCTAAAGAAGTTTTTGACTTGCCACCACCTCTATAACCACCACCAGCTTTCTTATAAGCCTTAACTGCAGCTTGGGCTTTTCTTCCTGACCATTGTCCAGCCCTCGTACCATGTGATGCTTGTGCTTTTATTCTAGCAACAATTCGTTTCCATAATGCAGGTTTAGATTTAGTGGCAGTCTTACTCATCTGATAATACTATTTTGTTTATTACCTAGATGCGCTTTCGCCATTGATGTAGCAGCATCTTTAGAATGACCTTTTGACATTTTGTACTCAATGTAATCAGCCATCTTTTGCTTTTCTTTAGCAGTCTTTGCATCTTCTTCATTCTTCAGAATCGCTGCTGCTGTCTTTAGTGCTTTCTGCATCAGCTTGTTTATCGGTGTTTCTGACTTGTTTTGCTTCTTCATAATGTTCCTTACTATTGTTATGTCCATCAGGACTATCTGTTTTAGGTACGAACTTTCCCATGTTTATCTCCTCATATGTTGCTCTTGAACCCTCTGGTAAAGAAAAATTTTTACATTCTTCATACGATAATATCTTTTGATCTAAAAGAATACAATCGCCCATCTGCCATATTTTTACCAAATATTTAGGCAGTTTTCTTTTTCTTCTTTTTCATAGCAGCAGCTACAATCTTTTTCTTTAATGCAGGAGGTAAATTCTTTTGCTTACCTTTCAACATTGATTTGCCTTTGCCTGAAGATTTTTTTCCATACATAGTTGTTATCCTTTCTTTTTCTTCATTTTCATTATTCTACTTTTTACCTGTTTTGGTAAATCTTTAAAGTGGAATAAATTTTTACTAGATGCTGTATGTGTTGCACCTGTGTGCAAACTACCATCTTTCATCTTATGAGTTTTACCTTTGTATTCTTTACCATCTTTAGTGTAATGAGGTACTCCTTTCATTATGCCTTTCCTTTCTTTTTTTTCTTTTTAAGACGCATTGATATGTTTCTAGCTTTCTTTCTAGCATCTGCTTTTGAAGATGCACCCCATGCTCTCAAACTTAAAAGAAGTCTAGTCGGCTTTCCATTCTTGTACTCTGGGCCACGCATGTTCCCCATTCTAGCAAGGAAAGATGCTCTACGAGGATTGTCGCCACTCTTAACAGGTGCTTTTAGTGTACCACCTTTATAAGATGCACGACCTTTAGCATTGAGTCCACCTTTCGGATTCTTCCCTGCCTTTCTCATCCATGCTGGTGTTTTGTAAGCCATGTTAGTTATCTAGCACAAATTGAACGAACCTTAAAGAACATTATTGTGTGGGGAACACCACTAGCTGTAGCGTGTCGTAGTTTTTTGGGGGTGGGGTAACACTCACGACACTACAACCTGTGATTTCTAGGATAAGTCTATATTTATCTTGAAATCACCACCAACAAGGTGTTGGTGTTTGTCAGGGGCTTTGAAACCACTGCGATCAAGTATGTCCTTTGCTGCTTCTAGCTGGACATACTCTGATTTAGCCCCCTGACAAAGTTGTAGTAGTCGTGAGGATGCTTTGGCAGAGTGAATCCCAAGAGAACGCTGTATCTCTTGTGCCATGTACTGCTGCACTTCAGGTTTTCGTAGCATCTTACTGGCACTTACTCTAGCTGAATTACCCTTGTAACCAGCGAGTTTTGATGCTTCTGTAATAGAACATCCACGAGATACAAGCGTATCTACAAGTAACTTGGCTTTGCCAGTTATTTGCTTGGGATTCCTACTCTGACTCAAAGCATTCAAAGGTGCTGAAACTACCTTACTCATGAAACTCCTATCTGTTAATACCTTACAGGGAGTATAGAGGAGAGTCAGGTTTGTGTCAAGCCACCAGCACAGACACAACATA